CGCCTCATCCTTAACCGGGGCCCCATTACCGCTGGCCTTCTCTTGTTCGGTTATTGGTTCCGCCGCAGACAACACGGCGTCGATGGAGTCCCGCGCATTCCGCAGCGAGTCAACATGCTTAGCCGAGAGAACCCGGCCTTCTTTCACCCCGCCGGCGACCGCTTCCGCGGCCGCCTTGACGGCGAGAATGGAAGTTTCCTGGTTGGCACCGATCAGCACCAACGACACCTCGTAAAGTTTGACCTCGTGAATTTCGAAGACGTCCACGCCGTCCCGAGTCGCCGGCCCGCCGCGCACGACGTCATAGGCAAACGACATTTGCGAAATGCGTTTACCCTTGACGCCCCGGTAAGCTGCCGCGCCTTTGGGCGAGTCCAGGTCCAGCTGGGAACGGACCTTTAGGCCCGTTTCGTCTTCCGCCGCTTCCAGGACGTGCCCTATGTTGAATTCCGGGTCCATCATGTTGTGCCCGTAGAGGACCGGCAACGAGTTGCCCGACTTTTCCCATTCGGCCAAAGTGTTAGCGAACGCGCCCGGCATCATCACATCGCCGTAACTGTCAATATTGCCGAAAATCGACGCGTAGCCGATGAACTGCCCGTCTTCCAGCCCGTCGCCGTCGAATTTCACCCTTACGGGTAAATCTTTTACTTTCACAGTGACCTCCCCGGCCGGTTAGTTTTCGTCTTCATAGGACAGGTCCACGGAGCATTCGCAGCCGGCGACTTCATCCGGGCCGCCCCGCGGGTCCCCCGGCCAGTTCATCCCGTTGCTGAATTTGTCCCCGATAGGGACCGTTTCGCCGTTCATCCGGACGTGCGCCGTCCGCGGGTTAGTGGAGGTTACCCGCCACGTTTTCCGGAGGACGTCGCCGGCCAGCTTTTCGCCCGCTTCCACGGCAGCGAACGACGCCATATTGGAGAGGAACGCGCGGCCGGCAGCTGCCGCCCGTTGAGCTATCGACGTATCAAAGACCTTCCCGGCCGCAGCTGCCCGCGCCCGGTCCCCGTCTTCTTCCGGTTCCAGTTCTTCTTCCGCGTTTTCTATTTCCTCCCGAATCCAACGAAACGTCGTTTCGTTGACTTGTTCGGCCCGAGCCGCCGCGACGGCCGCCAGGAATTCCAGGGTCCGTTCCACGTCATAGTCCGCCGGATCGAAGCCCAGCGCCGCAGCTTGAGCCCGGCCGACCTCAGTAGTCAGCGACAGCGCGAAGTCTTCCAGGTCCGCCGCTAGTTCCCGGTTCCAGCGGTCCGCGTCCCACCATTCGCCGCCGGCGGCCAGGTCCGAAACGACCGTTTCCCGCTGCCGTTCGAAGAACACCTCGAACAGTTCCAGCGCGCCGGCCTTTTGTTCGTCCGTCAGTTCCGGGCCGGCCTTGACCAACGGGGGGCCGCCGGCCTTGAGCGCCAGCCGGTCCCCGCCGGCCATAAGCCCGTCCGGGGCCGAGTCCTGTGGCGACGCCTGCCCGCCTTCCACGACGTTTAGCGGAACGATCAGTTCGTCCGCCCCGTCGATAGCCGGCAGGTTCGAAAGTGCCCGCGCTTCATTCCGAGTCATGAACGGCCCGCCGACAGACGCCTGCAGTTGTGCCGCTTGTTCCTCAAACGAACCCCGGAGCTTTTCGGCCAGGTTGAACTCTAGGTAAGTACCTTTTGAGTCCGGGAAGTCCCCGAGCAGCTGCAGCGCCAGTTCTTCCGCGATCATTTGGAGCCAGGGCCCCAACGTGTCCTGGTACAAGTGCTTATGTTGCTCTTTTATGTTGGAGAACGTCGCGGAATCCATAACGCCAACCATGGTCGGCGGGATGAAATACGCCGCGGCGACTTCTTCCCGCGTCAGCTTCCGCGCTTCCACATATTGGAGTTGTTCGGCCGTTTGGGACGCCGGCACGAATTTCATACCGTCTTCCAAAATTGGAGTACCGCCGGCCATGGGACCGCCGCCGGCATATTGGGACTGCCAGGAGGTCCGGAACCGAGTGGCCGCAGTGTCAGACCAGGACGGCGCACCGACCGGACGTTCCAGGTAGCCCGAGACGCGGGCCCCGTTCCGCAGCGTGTTTTCACGCATCCGGCCCGCTTCATATTCTTCCGCCAGCACCCGGCGCAGCGATTCGATAGGAGACACCCCGGCCCCGTCGCCTTCCGGCGAGTAGCCGCGGAAGTGAACCACCTGGTCCGCCGGGTAAATCTTCCGTTCCCGGCCGCCGTTGAATTCGAACGCGTCCGGCCACATCCAGGACCCCATCGGCCGGACATACGCCGGCGGCAGCCGGAGCAGGAACGGCGTGCCCTTTTTGGACCGCGCCTTGAGCCAGTACGCCCGGTCGTAAATCCCGAAATCCCGGACGAGCGAGTCCATAAGCCGGTAACGGGTAGTTGACGGGTTAGGTTCATTGATAAGCCGGATTAGGTCCGTATCGGTTAGCCGCTGCCGGTCCGTATCGGACACCCGGCGGAACTGATGAAGCCCCAACGACGCGATATTCCGGCCCAGGAAATCCACCACGGTTCGAACCGCGCCCTGGGTCCGCCAGATAGCCGCATAATCCTGCGACAAGTCCGCGGCAAGTTGAAGCGAGACGGCCGGAGCCCGGACCGGAACGGCGACGCCCCGCAGTGCGCCCTCAGAGACTACAAAAGCCACAATTTCACCGCCCCGTTCAAAGTGCCTGGATAAAGTCAATATCGGCCCGAGCCACGACAGCTTCCCCGTCAGCTGCCGCAGGTTCCGCGCCCGGTTCAAGTGCCACGGCGTCCCGGATGAAAAGCAGGTCCCCGGCCCGGCGGACCAAAACGCCCGAGATAGCCCGGCCCGTTTTCAGGTTGACCACCACCCGGCGAGCCAACAGGGGCCGCCACGCCCACCACGGCCGGAGCAGGTACACCGCGGCAGCTGCCGCCAGCAGCAGGACCGCCACTATTTCCACTACCGCCACGACGGCCCGCCTTCCAGGTTCAAACGATCATTAGGTCCGCCGACTCATACGCCGAGACGGCCACAGTTTCCACCGGCAGGAGGACGTCCCACGCGGCACCGGTAACCGCCATAAGCGGAGCCGCCCCGTATGGAGACGCCTTCCGGTTCCAGCACCAGGCATCCCCCAGCGGTTTAGTGACCGCCGTGCCGGCGGCCAGGTCCAGAACCGGCTGCGGCAAGTGCCATATACGGGTCGGCCGGTTATCTTCCGTTTCGTTTTCGGCCGGGTCCGGCTGCCAAGTGTGAGCCTTGACGCCGTCATAGAATTTTCCGCAGCCGCCGCCCAGGTCCGAGCCGCCCCATTCCACGACAGTCAAAAACGGAATTTCGTTTAGGTCCGCGATCAGCCCGGACGCCGGCGCACCTCGAGCTTGAACTACCACCCGCAGCGGCGACGCTTCCGTGGCCCGTTCCCGGAACCAGTCGAGCGCCCAGGCCGAGCCGTACCGGGACGCCACGACTTCCACATGGACGTCGCCGTCTTCCCGCCGGCCGGCTGCCGCGATAAAGGACCGAGAACGGTCGTGCTCAGTATCCACGCAGAACGTAACGGGGGCCCCGGCCGGAATTGCCGAAGCCGGATCCAGCCCCGATTCCCACGAGCCGGACGGGAAGGGCCCCTCAGTTGTGCCGTCGTTCCACTGACACAGAACCTCAGTTCGAAACACCCATTCCGGGTCCGTCTTCCGCGCCGAAGCTATCGCCCGTTCCGTTATCGCGTAGCCTAGCGACGGGTTAGCCGCAGCCCAGCCGGCACGATCATCGAGCGAGCAGCCCGGCGGGGCCGACCATTCGAAAATGCCGAGCGAATCGTCCTCAGCGCCCGGCGCGTCTTCCGCGATATCTTCCGGCACCGCGTCCGCAAGTTCCAGCAGCCCGAGCCCGTCCGCGTTGATTCCGTCCGGGTCCCCGAGTGACGCGTGCGCCATTTTCCGCAAGTACCGGAGGACGATGGAAGACGCATCGCCGGCGTTCGAAAGCGCCAGGATCAGCGCCAGCGCCCGCGCCATCGTCGTTTTCGTAATCGCGCCCCAGGCATCCCAAGACTGATGTTCCCGCAGTTCATCGAGCAGGATGAGATCCCCGGACAGGCCACGGCCGCCACGGCGCGACGCCGTTTGCACTTTGTACCGTTCGCCCGTTGTCAGGTCCAGCGACTTTTTGCCGTTCGTTTGGTTGACCTTTTTTATTTCGGCCGCCAGTTCGTCGCAGTCTTCCGCAATTTCGACCGCGCCGGCCCAGACTTCTTCCGCAATGTCCAAGTTTTGCGCCGTGCCGATCACCAGCCGCGCCGCCCGAACATACATAAAGAACAAGGCCAGGACTTGAGCCAGGGTGGACTTACCGTTTTGCCGTGCCACCAGTAAAACGACGGTACGGAAGCGGAAGGACCCATCCGGCAGCAGTTCAAGCGCGTGAGTCAAAAAGAACTTTTGCCACGGGTAGAGGTCCAGCCCCAGGACGTCTTCCGCAAAGTCGATACAGGCAAAGCCCGCCGACGTCTTAGGAGTCAGCCGGCGCAATGGTGGAGTAAAGACCCGCGGAATTTCGTCGCCGTAGAGCTTAGCCGGCGCGTTTCCGCCCTTGACCGCCCTGGACTGCCCGGAGTTGCGCAAGTTTGCCGCCCCCCGTTTCCTTTTTTTCCGCGAGACGGGACCGGCCGGCCGGCGTTAGCCCGAGTTGTTCGCAAGCCTTGAAGTACAGCGCCTGCGTGACGTTATCGAATCGGCCGTCGATCACCGGGAAGTCCGGATCGTCCAGCCGTTCCGCCAGTTGGAGCAGGACGGAGCAAGCGCCCTCGTCCATATCGGTTAGCTGCCCGGCCCGCTTGCCCGCTTGAATGGCCTCGTTAGTAGTAGTCCAGACGTCCACCGCCGGCCGCCTTCCGTTCGAACCGCCGCAACGGGGCCCCCAGCCGGGCCGCGGCAATGAGCAAATACACCAGGAAACCGAACACGGCGGGGCCCCCTTTGGATATCGTTGGTTAGTGTTGCCAAGCAAGGGCCCGAACAGCCCGTTTTCATCCGGACCCCGCACCGTCGTGGCGCGGACCTGCCGGAAGTGTGGAGAACTTGCAGACGGCGACAGCTTCCCGCAGCTAGCCGGCGGCACCGCCGGCCGCCGGCACGTCTGCCACAAGTGCCAGAACGCGCAGAAAAAACGGGACCGCGAGGAACGCGGCATCGGCCGGCCGGCACCGCGGCCGCCGGAGAACCTACAGACCAACAAGCGCCGGCAATGGAGCGCCGAGGACGACACCCGGCTGCGCGCCGGCATCACCGCCGGCACCGGGTACGAAGCCCTGGCCGTCGAGCTAGGCCGGTCCCTATCGTCCGTTTACAAACGGCGGGAAGTGCTAGGACTGGCACCGGTCCGCAAACGGCACCGGGTAGCCAAGCCGTGGAGCATCCAGCCGCCGGCCGTCTAGGACCTTTGGACGGAAGCAACTAGGCTCACGCGCGCGCGCGACCCCCGGCACGATCCCAGGGGGGAGACGGATCACTGCCGGCACCAGGGGCCCCCGGACCCAGCCACAGCGATTCG